CTTTCATTGATTCCATTTCCGATTTCATTTTCGTCATTTCCTCAATCATTGGACCTAGTAATCCTAATAATCTGTCTAGTCCATCGTTTTCGCGTTCAACTCCTGATGCTGGCTCTTCAGTAATTCCTGATTCAGGGTTTCCTACTGCTGCCATTTCTTCAACATTTGAGCGTTCTGTGATGATACCATCTTTAACTTGAATTCTAATTTTATTTTCATTACCAGATTCGTCTTTTAATACAACTTGGTGTTCACCATTTGGTGCTGGTTCTTTTGAACCATTTTCCATAATTTGATAAACCATTTCACCAACATCAAAAGTAGTAGATTCTAAAAGTTGTCCTTGAGCATCTCTTGCTTCAGTCATTTCCATAGCATCTTCTGCGATGGTATCACCTGATTCAATTGCGATAATCACTGATTCAATATCAACGGTTACCTTAAGATTTTCACGAGTTATATGTGAGCCAGCCGGTGCTGGTGTAAGAGTTGAATCCCCTACTACATATAATACTTGACCAATTTTAAAATCTTCATCTAGATTATTAGTTACTTCAGTTCCATCTATTAGTTTTGTTGAATAAAACTTTTCAGCCTTGAATGTAAATTTTAACAATTCAGCGATTTTATCAATTGCTTGTTTTGCGTTCATAATTTAAATTATTTAAATTTATTGTTTATGTATAATAAATATACTTTTGTTTTGTTGTGATATAAAACCACAACTATTTTACTTGATTCAATATCTTAATAATATCCTCAAGTATAATGTCTTCTTTTGTAAAATCTTGTTTGTAGAACTTTAATAAGAACTCACCCTCCACACTGGCACCTTTAACTTTTCCTGACTTAATATAATCATTCCAAATCATATCACCTTCTTCTGTATCTAATATCTTATAACCACCAATCCAAGAACCAAATGGAACTTGTTGTTCTGTAAATCCTAATTGATATACTTTGTCCATTGGACCAGTAACAATCCACGATTCAACCATAACAATATCGTTAAACTTTTGGTCACTATGTTCAAGGTTTGAGGCTCTTAACCTACCCTCAATCATAAACTTATTTCTAATCTTTTCAATTACTTCTGGTTTAAATCTTACGAAATATGTTTCATCATTTTCAATTCTTGGAATAAGAATGTTTGGTAACATAAGTGGAGTATAAATCATTCGTTGTTCATCGTCTGCCTTAAACATTTGTTTAGACATATTCTGTTGGGATACGATATAAGCAACCTCTGATTTTCTTTTTGTTTCTGGTGAGTAGTATCCATTATTCGGCATTGACTTTGGTGGCATACCTGCCTTACCTTCTGCGAACCCTTCATCTGATTTTGATTTGTTTTGGAATAAGTATTTCTTCCAAGCGTGAACACAATTTGGTCCTCCCTTATACAACCACTTTGAGTATGCTTGACCTTCGTGTCCAAACTCTACATTTGTATCCCTTAATAAATCAATTTCTAATCTACGAAAGTATCTGTTTTCTATTGATGAACAGAATTCTCTATCAGGTGCTCCTGATAATACTCGTTCATACTTGAAATATATTGTTGGTGACTTGTGATTTCTTTTGTAGATTTCTTGTTCTGTTGCTCCACGCATTGAACCAACAATTGCCTCAAACTTTTCATAATCTGTTTCAGATAAAAACTTTAACATCTTTACCGTTTCAAGTTCCTCAAAAGAATATTCTTCTAATGAAAACTCTGTAGATAATTCTTCTCTTTTTGGGTGTTTAGTTGGTAATAAATCATAGTCAGTATTATATTTTGGATTTTCAGGTCTACCATTTTTAACCAAGTATAAGAACGCATTCACACGAGCAAGAGCCCATTGTTCTGCTGACTTAACTGCTGGTGAATGTGATGTGTTATAGGCTCCAACTCCTCTTTGATAAACTGATTTTAACATACCAAGATTTACACCATAACCAAGTTTGTCTTTGTATTTTTCATTAAAGTCATCACTCTTATTTTGTAATGTTTCTTCAACTCTTTTAGATACTTCAGCACCTCTTGTTGTTGAGGCATCACCTTTGGCACTACCTTCACCTTTGGGGTTTTTGTTTGGTGTATCTGATTTTGGTGCTTTATCACTTTCTTTAATACCACCTCTTGGTCCTACTTCAGCAAATGTTTCTCTATTATCATAACCACATTTATGGCAAACATAAGGGTCATTACCACCATCTTTATAATCCCATTCCCAACCACAATGTTCACAAACTATTTCTATGTTGATAGACATTTCTTCACGAGTTATTACTCTATCCAAATAATTCATAACATCATCATAAGTTGATGGTTCAAATCCCCAAGAAGCAAGAGCAAGATAACCACAATTATCTTCAAATGACTTTGAACTTTCCCAATCTTTCTTATGTCTTGAACCGAATGCTTTCATTCTTTTCAAGGTGTCTAATGATACTGGTTCTCTATTAGCAAGTTGGTTCAATCTTGATTTTCCAACAGGAGTCATACAACTACCATATCCATTTTCATCTACCCAATTCTTTGCTCTAATAGCAGTATCGGTAATGTATTGAGGATAATCTGTAATTGATACAAAAGACATTTCACCTTCAACTTTTTTAGGGTGAACATCACAAGCCATATAAACCTCATTACCATTTTCATCAATATGTTTATGATGTCCATTACAACCAAGTGATTCACCATAGATTTCTGCCTCATTAGGAGTTGAAAATACGGGGTTACCATCAATAAAACCTATCAGGCTATACTTTTCCATTATGGCAAAGATTTCTTGTCCTGTGTTACTTATATCGTCCAAACAAGAACAACTAAATTGAATACCTCTATTACCAAGTTGTTGAATAACATCTTCGTTATTGTCGTAATGTTTTGATATGTTAAGGTCTTTAACCTTTTGTATCTTTGCTAAATTAGAACCTGTAGCGAATACTCTATTGTGTGGTATTCCAAGCCTATCAGCAGTTTCTAACATACTCTGTTTATTATTTCTAGCAGAAATAATGTATAACTCGGCACCCATAAATTTCTCGTGTAGAGCCAATCCCATACCACGAGCAGTTGATAATGTATCATCATAGTCAAATGATATTTTTTGTCCTTTATAAAAGTTTTCACTCTTTGATTTACAGATAGCGTATGCTTGGTCTGACTCCATACCTTCGTTGTTGATGTGATAAGCAACACATCTACTAATATATTCATCAGCAGATTCACCTGCTTGTCTTTCAACAAACAACACAGGTTTAATTAACATATCATCTTTGGTATCACCAGTAGCATAATTCACATAACCTGGTAACATACCTGGTTGATATTCCAAGATATAATCTTTTACCTTTTTAAGTGATGCTTCGTCCATTCTATCGTTGGAAAAAAACATCAACTCTGTTTCTATTGCTGGTTGTAATACCCAACCAATTTCCGATACTCTTGTATCTGCTGATAGGGATTCGTCAATATCTAAATCAATAATTCTTAATGCCATTAGTTATAAATATTTGTTGTAATTAAAACGATGCTAATTGTTCTAACCTTCTGTTTATTCCTTGAGCCTTGGTGATGTCTTGTTCAACAACATACGCTCTAATTGGTTCTGATTTTTGTTTTGCCAGTGCTTCAACTAATCTTGAATCCATTGCTGATTGAACCATAATAGGACGACCACCACCTTGTTGATTTATTTGACTTAATAAACCAGAGTATTGTAATGTTGATTGTCTGTTGATAACTGCTTCATTACCTTCTAAAGTATAACCACCACCGGCATAAACTCCACCCTGTTCGTGTGATGGACCAGATACTAATCCCCCACCTGCTAATATTCCATTTGATAATACACCACCTCTTCTTAATGGTTGTGATTGAACATCGTTAATCTGTGTTTGAATAATACCAACTTGTAATAATGTAACAGCAGCATTAAGACCTGCGATAATCGCACTAAATGGTGGAGGTAATGATAATGCTGAAACAACTGCCTGTGCTCCACTTGCTATGGTTTGTGCTAATGTAAATTTCAACGATGCTAATCTCGCCTTTCTTTCAATCGCCGCCTTTTCTTGTTGGTATGCTTTTTCTGCCTCAACTCTTTTTTGATTTGCTTCAGCAGTATCACCAACAATCCCGTCCATAGTATTACCATACGATGTCTCCAATCTATCTAATTGGATTTGGAATGATTGTGCTGTTAATGATGCTATATCACTTAAACCTTTTGATATCGTAGATAAACTTAATTGTAGTTTATCTATTGTATCTTTTATCTTTTCCTGTTTCTTCTTTTCAGTTTCATCAGTAACCTTAACTTGTTCTTCTGAATAATACTTTAATATCTTTATTTTTTCTTCTTCAGAGTATTTAGAAATGTCTATACCCTTAAGTGCTAAATCATTTTCAAGAGCGATTAATTGTTCTGCTTCTGTTTTTTTAGTATCAATAATAATCTTATTTTCTTTTTGGGTAACATCATATACTAACTTAAGATTATTGAGTAATGCTTCTTTAACAGAAACAGCATCAAGTGCTCTTGCTTCACTTCTTAACTCTTGTGCTTGAAATAAGAATGCTCTAATTTTATTCTCTTCTTCAACCACAGTAAGAACCATATTCTTTATACCATTAGCACTTTCTACTGATATTTGTCGTATAATTTCTTTTACTTTTGTTGCGTCACCCGCTGCTTCAAGTAATTGTTTTCGTTGGTCTTTAGTTAAATTTGCGTTATCTACACTTCTCTTAAATAATTTTGTTTCCTCATTATATTGAGCAAGATAATAGTCATACAATTTTTTAGTGTATTGTTCTACTTGAGTGTTTTGACTTTCTAATTCTTTAGCATAATTAATTGTTGATAAATCAGTTTCTGTAACTTGTTTTGTTAAATCATTATAATCATATCCAATACCTTTAACAGCAATACTAATTTTTCTTTGGGTGTCTAAAAACTTTTCAATTTCACCAGTCCCTAATATATTTTCAAGACCAGGTATTTCTTTAATGACTTTATTTATACTTCTATATTGGTCTGTAATCTTTACTAAAGCATCAAACGCTTCTTTGGTAATACTTTCATTAGCCAATAAATTTGTTGCTCTATTTAGAATATTACCAACAGTTAATGAAAAATCTTCCACACCCTGTGCTAATGTTTGTGTTGTTAATTCATTTCTAATCTCATCATAAAATTCACCAAATGTGTCTCGTAAATAATCAATATTATCACCAGTCGCACTTGAAAGTTTTTCACTACCTTTATTTAATTCTCTATTAATAATCTTTTCTAATCCAATAATTTCACCACCAACCTGAATAATAGAAAAACCTAATTTATCAAAGACATCTACTAATGTATTTGGAACTAATGCTCTTCTTCCACTAACAATTTCATCTAATTTTTTTATAATATCAGGAACAGCAATATCAACTTTACCAATATCAACTAAAGATTTAATTTGGTCTAATGTGTTTTGGTATAATTTTTCTGTTAGTGTTAACTGACTTTCTAATCCTTTTTGTGTTGCGATTTGAGCGTCTGTTGCTTTATTGGCATCGTTTGTTTTGTTTGCCAAATCAGCCTCGGCTTTTGCTTGAGCCAATAACTTTTTGGTAATAGGGTCTAATATATCATCTAAATTACCTGATGTTTCAAATACCTTTTTTAATGAGTTATACCACTTTTCATTTTCAGTAGTAATCTTACCTGTGGTTTCTTGTTGATTCTTAAGACCAGTTTGAGCATCTTTAACTTGTGCTTGAACACCATTACCAAAACTTGTAATTGTATTTCCAAAACTTTCCCAAAAGGATACATTATCTTCAAGTGCTTTGTTTTCTGTTTCAATAATTTTATTATTGTTTTCAGCAATCTTTTGGATAATAAGTTTTGTCTGTGCCTCTAATATTAATGATTGAACTTTGGCATCTAAAAACTTTTTACCATCTTCATTCAATTTATTTTCAGCACCGATTAAAGCATTAAAACCAGGATAGATTTTATTCAACTCCTGTATAACTTCTTTCCTCTGTTTGTTCGTTGAGGTGGTATCTTGAAGGATACGACCATATGTTTTTAATTTAACTGCTTCATCAGATGTTACCTTACCAAGTTCTTTTTGTGTATCAATAGTTTGTTCTGATTCAGAGTTGAAGGCAATCATCGCTCCAACTAATAATCCTAACGCAGCAACTAATGCTCCTATTGGATTTGATGCGATTGTTGTGTATAATAATTTGAGTGCGTTGTTGGTTGCTAGTGTCGCAGCAGTTGCTGCTTTTTCAGCAATCGTTCTGGCAACAATCTCTGCCCCAACTAATGTTTCCTGAACACCACGAGCGGCAAGTGCTAATGTTAAAATACTTTGGGCTTTGGCAGCCGCTTCAGCAACAGCAACAGAGTCAGCACCAAATAAAGATACTGCCGCTTGTGCCGCAGCAAACGATGATGTGATACCACCGGCTAACTTACCATAACCTTCTAATTGTTTTTCAAGTCCAATACCTTCGGATGCTTTCTTTAACCCAAGTAATTTTCCTTCGGTATTTGATATTTGAGTTTGTAGTTCCTTAAAGTTATTACTACCAATTTCTAATTGATTGAGGTCTTCTTTTGCCTTCTTTAATTCTTCCTCTAATTGTTTTATACTGGTTACTACACCATCAAAACCATTTAGTTGAATACGAAGACCTATTACTTTTTCTGCCATTTTAACAAGTTGCTTGGATTATTTGTCCTATATTGTTTATTACTACATAAGTATTTACGGAACTGGTCCATCTTACAAATGTGCCTTGAGGAACAGGAACATAAGTTGTTCCATTATATGTGTATACTATTGTTCCATCTTGGAATGGTCCACTACCTTGTTTAAAAAGGCTGGTGACTGGTGCTGTTCCATTACACACCAAGAACGAATCCAAACTAACAAAACTTGTGAATACATTTATATCATCAAATGATGGGTATGGTGCGTTTGGTGTTATAAAATAGTATGGTGCTGGTGGGTTGATTGTATAATATCCACCTCGTTCTTTAATCAAAGACACTTCAGTTAATGATGGTTCAATTAAATTACCTTCATTTATTTTTTCAATACGATAGAACGAATCTTTGATAAATATTTTATCTGTTAACTTTGTCTCGTATAAGTCCAAAGGATATAGGTAGAACCTACCTGTAAATCGTCTGGTTTCATTTGAATAGTTGTTGTCTACATAATCCCTCCAAAAAGAATTATAGAGTGTGTAAGGGGTCGTTGATACGGGATATGGATTGTTCTGACTATAGAAATCAAACTGACTACCAAAACTTAAATCAGAAACATATCTTGGGTCATAAATGTCTAATGAAGACATATGTGAAATACAAGGATAAGTTGTATTTTGAACAACATTTAAATCATCATCATACATATACCAATAACCTTTGACTTGTTTAAGTGCGTCTTTGTAAGCAAATCTATTACCAGCCCAAAAGAATATATGTGGTTTGGCTGTATATGCTGCTTGTTGATTATTTAATAAACGATATGTTTGAGGTATAACATAATTTATTGCTGATGTAAGACCTGATGTTGGTAAAGGAGCAAAAGGTAATTCATATGTTTGTGTTGAGGTCAATAAGTTTGATGTTGAAACAAACCTATATCTACCAAAGTTATATTCGTTGATGTCCTCAAATATCTTATTCAAGTATTCTTCTGAACCTTGAGCGTATGTGTAGATTAATTCCTTTGGTAACTCAAAAGATAATGGTTCAACTCTATATGATGATGTTAAATCTAATTTTTGTGTCCAATCTCTTTCAACTCGGTCTGGCTCATTATAATATTCGTTATAAGGAACAATCTTTATTTCTCTACTACCTTGTTGTTGAACAATAACCAAGTTAAACATAGTGATTATCGCCTTCAATAAATCAACGCAATTAAGATTTGATATTCCAAGTTTAATATCTACAAGTTGAGTTCCTGTTAATGGTGGTGAATAATATAAGTCCCATCTAATGTATGGGTCAACAACACCACCAGAATTAAATGGAGTTAAAACATATCTACGGGAAGAACTAAATGAAATAACATCATCTTCTTCTTGAATAAATAATCCAACAAAGGTTCCTGGTGCCATAGTTAATGTAAAGAATTCATTTACCGAACCATTTTGTAATCCACCAACTAATCTCCAACCAACATTATATTCGGGACTTTGCCAAACAACAGTAGTTAAGTTTGATGAACTGGTTCCAGTCATTGCTACAACTCTAAACGAACCATTAACTTGAAGAATATCTTTTGATGTATAATTGAATCTTGTGTTAAAAGAATATGGTCCTGTATATGGTGCTCTAAATCTACCACCATCGGCATTATAAAAGTTATTTAAGTAATCGTATGTTCCTGGTAAGTTGAGTGTAAATGGTAATGGTAATCTTCTTCCACCTTCATACTTAATACTTCTATTTCCACCATAAGATAAAAACAAGTTTTGGTTTGTGACTGCTGATGCTACATTAAGTGATAACTCACCATTTTGGAATGTATCCATATAAATGGACTTGAAATAATCTGTATCAAAAAATGGTGATGTTATATTATAACTTGTTTGGGCAAATACTTTATTTATAACCTCTCGCAATCTTATTGCTGGTTTGAAATACTTTGGACTAATTGGATTTCCTGAAAACGCAAACCCATTATCTGCTGAACTAAAACTATAACTAAAATCAGGAACTCCTGCTTGATAAGGTAATCCTTGATTCACCATTGGATAAACAATCTTACCACCAAACAATCCATCAACATCATTGTTCTTGGCAGCCCAAGATGTTACGATATTATCATAAGTTAATTCGTGTTGTAAGTCAGAAAAGTTTAAGTCCTGTAATGTTAAATCTTTAATCTCTGAAATGAAATCACCAACCTCACCAATAATATAAACCTCATATTCAATAAAATTATCGTTGATAACAACTGCTTGTAATCTTAATGTTCCATTGAATATATCTGTTCCTCTGTATTGAACTACTGATGATATTTTTGTTAAAGGGTCAAAGTCAATTCCATTAACCTCAAAGTATTCTTCAAATACTCTATTGTTATTGTTTGTTCCAGGAACAGAAAATTGTTTTGAGTATGGGGATTTCCTACCTTGAAAATCTGTAATATCTGTTTCTTGAATAACGACAGAAATTGGTAAGTCCTCATATAAATCTACAGTTTTCCACTCGCCATTTAAGTATAAAATTAAACTGGTATCCATATTAGTTCATTAACGCAATGTTATTGCTATACACATAAGTCATTTCTAAATTGGTAATTGTTCTATTACCTTTGTTTTTTCTAATGAACTCTGTATTGACTATGTTTATTGGTCTTAAGTTTCCATCTTGTTGGATTTCATATACTTCGTTTGATGTATAAAGTTCTTCCAAGAACATAAAGTCCGGTTGATTTAGAAACCCTGTGTTGACGATATGTGTTTCAACGATAGATACTGTCGCATCAACCGTTCCTCTTGAGTATGGCTCTTTGCTTGGGTCTTCACCACCCCAATTTACGCTCCACTCCTTATACACTTCTCTTGAAATATCTAACCCTTCATCTTTACCTGCTCTAAACAAATAATAATCGTAATGACCATATCTGTTTTTCCACATAAATTGATACATAGTAACACCCGACCTATTACAAACAGGTTGAATGTTTATTGTGAATATTTCGGATACTGGTGTGTATCCTGAACAATTACCTAACACATAGGTAGTAGGGACTGGTTGTGGTTTTATTGCCATAATTTAAGATGTTATAATTGTTACATATATGTTGCCAGATGCGGGAATATATGGTGAAGCAGTTAATGTGTATGTTGTTCCTGGAGTTGGAGCAGGAATATCTAATCTTCCATAGGTATCATCACCTAATGATGTTCCAGCAACAATAGCCAAGTCGTTTATACTACCAACATTATTTTGGTATGTGAATGTTGATGTTATATCCAAGTAATCTGAAAAGAAATACACAACACCACTACCGAAACTATTCGTTCCAACTAATGTTGTGCTAGTCGATTGTTGAACGATTTGTAATGTTGGTAATGTTACATTCGCATTATACACTCCAAGTTGTGTGCTGAAAAACCAGTTCAAAGTATTTGGTGGTCTTGATGGTGTAGGGGTCGGAGTTGGTCCTGAACAAATTGAATTTAGTGTAACCGATAATGCGGGACACGATTCTTGTATTGTTGGACAAGCACAATCTATATTTCTACCTGTTAATGGTGCTTGAGTTACCGTAACATATGTTTGTGTATCACAATCATAATAAGTGTATGAACAAGATGATTCAGCATCTTCATTATAAATTGTAATATCATAACAAGTTAAACAAGGTATGTCTGAAATACAATCACCATTTAATGTAATAATTAATTCACCCTCATACGCAATACCATTTAAGCAAGAACAATTTATAATAAATGTGCTTTGACCACCAACAATTGCTGTAATATATCTACTTGTTGGACAATCCCAATATGATATTTCAATAGGGTTAAAGTTTTGATTTGTTACAGAATATGAATTACAAACACCACTACAAGGTCCTGGTATTGGTGTTGGGGTTGGGGTGGGAGTTGGGGTAGGCGATGGTTGTATTGGTGATGTTGAGCCTGTAAACTTACCGAATAGTTGAATTGTATATTGAACAGCACCAACTGGCATAATTGGTTCAAGGTTCATTGGACCAGCACCAACATATAGAGTATTGTATCCTGTGTCTCCTGTTGGATTTATTAGTGTTGTTGATTGATAAACATAATCACAATCTGTTCTTGGTCCTCCACCATTTGTCGTAATGTTATCAACGGTAACACCGGTGATTAACACACCATCAATATCATAAAAATTATATTGAACATAATATGGTTCAGATAAAATATCATCAGCCAAATAATAGTTTGTAAAACCTAATGTATAATATTCTGATTCATCAAGGTCTCTATTACGAGGTGAGTTTGTTAAGTATAAACAATCAGTTGTTGGGTTTGTTCCTGTTGGAGTTCCTGATAATACGAATTGACCTATATTAAAATCTTGGATATTTGATTTACCATTTACCCCCATCGTTGATTGGAATGTTTTGTATAAACCTTCTGTTACTGCTGGCTCACCAATATCATCACCATTACCAGTGAAACCAGTTACTTGACCTAACTCTGTTGAAGAGTATTCATATCCAACATAAACTTGGTAGTTTATTGTTTCAGGATTATTTGGTCTTGAAAAAGGGAATGTTTGGTGTGTGTATATTGGTGTTGTGTCCCATTGTGAAACGGGAATATTACTAACATAAGATTTTAATATCCTTGATACATCAATTACACCCAAGTCAAATGGGTTTGGTGTGGCTTTACCTTGAAAGATTAGATTTCCATCAGCATAGATATCATAAACATATCTAAACTTGAAATGGTTTGTATCTGCTGATACTGTAAAGAATAATCCATCTGTATAAACAGGTGAAAACTTTGGTGGGGTATGTGTATAGTTAATCATTTTTGTTTCTTAATTTATCTATAATTTGTTGAACTTGAAAATAGATATAGGCACTTACCTCTTCTCCATATGATTCAATTATTTGTGGTAATGATTCGTTTAATCCTTTCATTATAAAATCGTTTCCACCATAACCATATATTCCTATTGAGCGTCTAACCAAAAAGACCAAAGATTTTCTTGATATAAACCTACCCTTGGCATCTCTTATCCCTTGAATTGTTGCCTTCTGTCTTACCCACTTATCTATTGGTGCTATTGGTGGATATCTGCCAGGTCTTCTACCATCATTAACAAATTGTCCTTCAATCGGCATTTCCAAAACAAGTTCAGGAAAACCTGTTTGTGTATTTTCAACAACAACAACTTTAATGTTCCTGTATAAATTACCAGACGCATAAGGTCTTGATTGAACATTTGTTTTCTTTGGTGCTCCTGGTTTTCCTTGACCCCCATATGTTGTTGGTCTTCTTGGAATATTCAGTTGCTCCTTAAATGAGTTAGTTAATAAATCAGCAACCTCACCTAATATCTTAAAGTCCATATTAGATACAAACTGGTGTTGGACTCGGTGATGGTGTCGGGTATTGTTCGCACGCATTCATATCTTCCATAACCGTTATAACTAAATCTAATGATACACCACCGATATGGTCGTTGAACCTTTCAAGAAATGGTGTAGCACTTGTTGGCAATTGAACATCAGCAACATCATTAAATAATGAACCTCTGTATATTTGTGATAATAGATTTCTTGCTTCCAACGACATATCAGAAACAACATCTACTTCATTTGATAAATCTGTATTCACTATATCACCAAAGATTATATTCAACTGGTATTGAGTTGTGTTTTCAGAGTAAGCAATATTCATTGGAGTTACAAACATATATGGATATGTTGCCGTCCCACCAGTTAATGTCTGTGAAAAATAAACAACATCGCCGTGACCAAATGATTTTAATCTTGGTGATGCTTGTTGAACTGATTCCATAAAATCAATAATCTTATGGTAGGTAATATATTGTGGTGTATAGTTTTGGTAATTCATCTTGTATAAATAATGGTTGTTTTATTTCATCTGACTTTTCTTTTCCATCTTCCTTATTTCTTCTTTCTGTCTATCAGCCTGTTCTTTCATTAACGATGCTGTGTTTAAACATAAATATAGATTTGTGTTTTCTACTTCGCTAAACTTTGTAACATCTTCTTTTGCGAGTTGGTAAGTGAGGGTAAAATAAAATCTAGAGGAAGAACCTTTTGTATCATCTTCGGCATCATCTTCCAACCCTTTATTATCATTTGATGACTCTTCATCTTCAACTCCAAAGAATTCTTTATAGAGTTTATAAATATGGTTACGATTTCCAAAAAAAAAACCGATGCTCCCAACCAAATTGATACTGGCACCAATTCCATTATTGATGCTCGTTCTTCAATCTCTTCTGATTTGTATGGAGCAATCTTATATTTTAATGGGTTCTTCTTATCCCTTGATATTACAGGTCTATAAAGTATTGCCATTATCTTATGTAGGTTATCATATATTTTATCATCAGCACAATATACCTCAAAATCTACCCACGCTCCCCAAGCCAACTTGGACCAATCGTTCTCCAATCCATATTCAATTCCATCGTGCTCAAAAGTCATCACTAACTTTGAACCATCAGGTAATACCAACTTATCCGATATGAATAATTCTAATAAATCAATTTGGTCTTTCCTTAAGTTCTTTAATTCGTGAACCGTCATATTGGTAAATAAACTAATCAGTTGGAGTGGGTTCTTATACTTCACTTGATTTAAGTTTATCTGTCTATACATTCCAATGTTTATTTCATTTGGAACTTTAACCACTTCATTATCTACAATTAACTCTATCATACTATTGTAATCTTTCCTGACTTTTTATTTATTGTGCTTTCTAATACATACCTGATACTATCTATCGTATGGTTGTTATCATCTTCTGGTGTGTCCAATAAGTTTCCATCTTTATCTTCCTTGAACCTATAAGAACCAAACTCTTGTAAGATATTCTTTGATGTCTGTTCAATAAAGATATGATGTCTTCTAATCAAATCTATACCGTGTAATATACTTTTCTTATTTACTGGTTTGGCATTCCATCTATTTCGTTTAAGTTCTTCTATGTTTTGGGGTGAAGCACTATCACACCATATCACATCTGTCTTATCGATTTTAAGACCTTCTAAACGATGAACTATATCTGGCATAGTCATACCCCTAACGAACAATAGTTCTTTGATGTAGAGGGTGTCTTCGTCCTTGTAGACCTCAACAAATGCTGTGGGTGAATTATAACCAAAGTCCATTCCTCTACCAAGTAGTTTTAATCCTTGAGGTATATGTTCTATTGTGTTGTATTTGGTAAAGACCATTTGTGTGGCAATACCTCGTTCACCCAAGTTATAGATACGATAAAGGTTTTCATCTTTGTCTTTGAGTGACTCAAGTTCTTTAATGATACTATCTTCTATAAATGGATTATCCCTCCAAGTTGTCTTAAAGTAATAACAATCGTCCCTGTTATCTAAATCATAAACCCACGATGATAACTCTGATGGGTTTAAGTCACAGATGACTTTGTCTGTGGTCCTAAAGATTAACTGGTTCCAATCTTCAATTCGTAATTCGTTCGCCTCATTACAATACAGGTAATCCCTTTTACTACCTCTTAACTTTTGTGGTTCATCAACACTTATCCAATTTATAATATTTGTTCCAAGTTCATAATACCCCTCTTGTTTGTGCCATTTGTTGGGGTCATATTGACCGAACATTTCCAACACAACCATCAAGTCCTTCAATACAGAATTCTTAAGTGCTGGTAATGTTTTCCTGACGATGGTTAGAGTTTTGTTGTTCTCTTGTAGTAATTTACTAATCCAATAGATTAAAATGTTAAAGGTCTTGCCTGACCTTGAACCACCAACAGCAACAACAATTCGTTTTCCAAGTTCATCTGACTTTAATAATTCCTCAAATACTATTGTTGTTTGTATGTTCATTCATATTATTTTTTATTAAAAATTACCAGCATTAGTGGTTTTATGTATCCTATTTTTGTTGGGTCATCTTCAATACCCCCATCGTGTAAAAATCTAAAACCCTTAACAGGTTTCTCCAAAAATCTAATTTCCACATTTGGTTTTTTATAAATGTATTTGTGAAAATATCTTGTGTGAGTTGATGATGGAATTAACATAACAGATGTAACATCGTGTTCTATCATTTCTTTATAACACTTTTCAGCAAACTTGCCGATGTAAATATCAAATAGAGGGTGGCAATAAACTACTTCTCCAGTCCAATCTTTATCTAAACAACTATTATCTTTTGTGTAATATTTTTCTAACAAATGGTTCTCATCTGAAGCACAAGCATCTAATGTAAAATTAAACTCTTTTGATATTGATTCCCATATATCAGTTGGGGTTCTTAAATACATCATAGTTTTTGATGTCGTAAATGATAATGTATTTTTTGCTATTGTTCTTTTCATCTACCTTGTCCTCTGTATTTGTTTGTAAGTGGTGTTCTTTTATTTACCTTCTTTGTATGAACCCCTTTTTTCTTTTTACCAAAAGATGTTCTACCTGTTTTTAATGTTTTAGTTTTCGCCATTATCTTTTGGTTTTACAATTTCAATAGTGATTTGTTTATCATCACCAATCTTATCACCTTGAGTTGTAACATCAACCTTTGTTGATTCACTCCAATGTTTAGGAAACTTATTACGAACAATTAACGACCACAATCTTGAATTGAATTGTGCTCCACCATTTGAGGACATAGATGCGTATGCCATATTGAACCAATACTGCTCACAATATTTTTCATACTCACCCACGGCGTATGAGTATTCCTTATTTCTTTCTAACATCTTGTAATGAGCATCTGTGCTAATACCTAATATGATTAAAAAATCTGTTATATGACGACCTTGTCTTCCTGAATCAATTATGATTTGTCTCCAACCTTCAGGTAATCTTGTTTCTACTTTTGGTCTTCCACGACCTCTTTTATTTTCTTCCATTATTTTCTATTGTATTTTACATTGAATAGTTCAATGCCTTCTTTTATTTTGCTTATCGCGTCATCAATACTTGGAACACTTGATGATGCCGGATATAGAGTTGAATAGGCACCAATAATTTCTACCCTATCAACATTGGAAAACTCGTGTGTTGTATTTGGAGCAATCACTCGGTCATATACATCTTTCGCATATTGGATATGGTCCGGTGAGTTTAAGTTATTCATTATTTGTTTCTTTCCTTTACAATTACAGCCTGCCATTTTTTAATTCTTCTTCTACTTCTTTTATTGTTTTTTCTATATCGGTCAGGGCTTGAACTAATTCAAACTCTTCTTGTTGTTCGTATGTTAATATATCAACTGCTATAATGAATTTCAATTCGTTTAATCCATCAAATTGAGTATCTTCTTTATAGATTTTTATTATTTCAGCACAGACATCATATTTTTCTTCATCTGATAACTTGAAATAATTGTTAAGTTTTTCTTTTAGTTCCATTTAATCAAAGTTTAATAAATAAAAAACCCTCATAAAATATAAATATAAGGGTTTTTAATTGATATGTAAATTGGTAGTTTACTATAAATATAAAAACCCCTACGGGAGCAGTGTAGGGGCTTTCAAGACAAACAAAACATACAGAATATTTTTCAGCTAATCTGTAAATAAATATACAATTATTTAATGAAACCGACAATAGTTTCTTCAATAATTATTTTCTTTGAATCAATCATTCGTTGAATATCCCAACGGTTATAATCATTCCATATTTCTTGTAAAAAGATTCTGTCTTCCATCTTCATAGTTGAATGTTTACCCCAATTCCAATCTGTCGTAAACAAGGCTCTAAAATGTTCAGGTATAGATGTTAAATCCATATTTTTAATTCTATTAAAATTCACAGGTAATTCTTTGATGAATTCTTCTTTGTAAGTTTTTTGATATACATTCATAGTTTTAACTTTTTGCTAGTTCTAATAATTCTTCCGAGTTTAATTCTTTTACGGTATTGGTAAATTCTTCTTTACTCAATCCTGATGTGTTTAGGATATGATAAATATAATCAATTTCTTTCGTTGAACCAAGTTTTTCTTGTAAAATTGAATAAACATTTCCATCAGTATATTTGAATGTTTGTTTTGAGTCAGGTTTTTTCTTTGGTAATAGTTCCTCCGCAATCCCCTTATCAAATTCTTCGTTGAACCATTTACTCAATTTCTTAATATACTTCCCTCCTTCGTTCTTTTTCTCACTTCTGATATAAAGTGACGCCTTCTTAATTACATTTGATTTCTGGGGTTGTAATAGGGTATTCCAACGATTTATTTCGTTGATACCAATATCCCTTTTCTTTTCAGGGAAAATACTCTCCAAACTTTCAAGTCCTTTGGACACAACAGAATCACCGACAGGGGATTCTTGTTGTTCAATCCCTTTATCTACCAATACATCTTTAGATGTATTGTTAGAGTTATAGTTATAGTTAGAGTTACTATTCTCAAGAATACTTTTGTATTCATTTGTATTCTTTTCTTTATCCCATCTTTTATTAACAGCATCTCTTCTTTTTTCACATATTTCATTATATGCGTTTTTGTTTTCTTCTAACTTTGGATAGATGGTTGCCCATACAAATTTCTCCAACGAACTTTGAGGTATTACCTCTTCACCCTTATTCCATTTAATAATCAATCTGAACATCTGTCCAATTTCATCGTTTGATAGTGATTCTAAAGAATCTAAAATTTCAGGGTAAATCATTATTCCTATTCTTTTCTTTTTCATATTAGTTTATATCACTCCAACGAGCGTGTGGGTGATTAGGTTCATTTAACCCCTTATTTATTTTACAGATGTGGGAAGGTGTAACTCCATAGATGTCTCCAATTTGTTTCTTGGTATAATCCCCACTTAATAACATTTTTTTAATCTTACGAATTTTACATTCAGTTAATTTTTGTCTAGCCATTTTACTCTTTGATTCTATAATATTTGTTTATTTGTTTTTCTATTGAACGCTCACGATTGAACTCCCAATCTTTGATTATTAGATAATCCTTTGTTGTTTTACCCTTTTCGGTAATAATTACTTTCTTTTTTTCTTTCATAATGTGTCCTGTTGTTCATAATAAATAGTTTAATTTATCACAAAAGTCAAATAATATTTGATTTATTTCTATTTTAATATATTTATAGATATGAAAAATAGTAAATTTGAGGACCAACTATCAAGAAGATATATTGGTGATGATGGGCATTGGTATTTGTTCTGTCGCTCGTGTGGTAAGCATAGACCAGAAACAGAATTCTACAATAAAAAGAATAGTCCCTTTGGAAAAGATTCAAGATGTAAAATCCATTTTAACAAGAAAGAAAAAGATGATGACCCCTCAATGAACTACCTCAAGTTAAACCCCCTCACAGAAAACGATTTTAAGATGGCAAAGGAACTCCTGGTGATGATGGGATATAGATTTGATACTGATATACCAATCCACATACAATTCAACAGGAAACACAAGATATAGGATTTATTCGTTAAAGAATTATTTGTATATTTATAAGACACAACAGTTCTTGTTGTAACCCCCTTCCATACCCACTGGTTTGTTACCGTATATTGCTATTTCTTTTTTATGGGTTGGAGGGGGTTTTTTACCCCTTTTTAAACTTTTTTCACTTTTTTTTTGGTGGTATCAAAATTATTTGTATCTTTGTTGGACACAAACAAAAAGGATATTATGAAAAACATCAACGGAATACCTGTAATGAAAATCAAAAAGATTAATAAAGTTTATCAACAAAACGATATTTACAAGTTTATTAAAAACGAACTAAATAATATTGCTAAAGACATTGAATATGTTGATATTGATTCAAATAATTTTATATCTAATATCTGTGATTTTACATATGAAAGTGAAGCAACAACAATATCATTACCTGATGGTAGTCACCTTCGTATTAAGAGTAGAGCAAAATCATTAGACATAACTCGTGTATGGATTACTCCTGATAATCACGGTAAAGGTTATGGTTCATTTCTTATGTCTTTAGTAATGTCGTCTATTAGACAATTTATTATTGAAACACATACATTACCAAAAATTATTCTTGAAACAACTGGTTCAGTTGGAGTAGGTCAAAATCTTCAAACTACACCTGTATGGAAACAAGTTAAGTTTTTTAATAAGTTTGGATTTGTTGTAGATAGAATAGATTCTAATAAGACAACCCATATGATTTTAGACCACTTAAAAATGTTAGAATATATTAAAAAAGATTTGGTAGTATCAAAATAATTAGTATCTTTGTAAACACACTTAAAAAATAGAAATTATGGAAAATTACACATTTACCCCCACACAATTATCTCAATTTATGGAACTTACAAATGGTTTATCTGATTATCAAGGTAGTTCTGATAGTTCACCAATTTATGATGAGATATTAAAAGAAATATTTGGAGAAAATTGGGGAGACCTTATTGGTGAATGGGACGATTTATTCAATTATGAGTTTGGACCTGAAGCATATTATTATGTTTTAACTGGTAATAAACCAACAGGATTTGATGATTGGATAGAACAAGGCAAAGAAATATTGGAACAAATACAAGAAGAATTAAAAGAGTTTCAAGAATAATTTGGTAGATTAAAAAATAATTAGTATCTTTGTAGGACACAAATAAAAAATAGAACTTATGAAAAAACAAGACATTATCCAAAACATCGTAAATCGTTTCTCTAACCTTCCACAAGATGTATCAGTAGTTGTAACATACAAAGGTGAAAAATATTCTATATTACCTTACAAGTTTCAATACAAAAGTTTTTTTGATTATTTTACGATTGAGAAATTGAAACCATTTATGTATGGTGAAATTATTGAAGAACAAAAAGAATTGTGTGGTAATCCAGAGTTTCAGTTCTTAACCTTCCGTGCTGAAGCCCCTTGTGATTTCTTTAGATTTGCCTTCCATTGTAGTGAAAACAATGAAGACATTATGTTTGATAGTTTCCAACAATCACACTCTTGGGAACAATCACACAAAGGTAAATTGGCAGCACCATCACATTTATCTTTAATTCAAATAAAAGAGTTGATGTGGGAACTTGCGGATAAATATAATATCCCTGATACCCATATCCTTATCCAATCTTTAGATTATCCAATTTTTAATGGTAAAAGAGATAGAAACTCACCACAACCAATTCAAAATAATTTGGTAGTATCAAAAGAATTAGTATCTTTGTAAACACACTTAAAAAATAAAACTTATGAACTACGCAGTAATCAATACCCCGAATGGTATTAAAGGAAGTAAAACCTTAAATGACTTGGCTTCTAAATTAACAAAAAAGTATTCTAAATCACCTAACATCAAGATTGGTTTTGATATGGGATTTGATGGTGTATGGGAACTTATCATTGAAAACATTAAAACAGACAACGCTATGGTTCTTAAACCTTCTAACAGAGCAAAAGATGCTACAGAGGTATTTGGATACTTCACATCATTTTCAACTCAACCAGTAGAAGATGAATTGGCTTGTGTTAAAAACAACCAACTTGAAGAAGCCTGTATTAAAATTATTTCTTTAATGTCTAAAAAATAGAAATTATGAAACACACAATCACATTTACACCTGAAACAATCTGTAATCACTTAAACGATAGATTTGATGAAAACTTTACCGTAGAACAAATTGAAAATAATTGGGACGGTATTACTGACTACCTTGAAAATTGGACCACATCTGGTTTGATGGGTGATAACCTTTGGGAAGATTTTATGGCTGTTGCTGAAGAATGGGAAATTGATTTATTTGATGAAGAATAATTTGATTGTATCAAAATAATTGATTATACTTAATAAAAAAGAAATTATGGCACAATCAAAAGAAAGACAAATCGCAGCACAATCAAGTTTGAAATTAATCAACGAGTGGTCACACACTTGTGGTAAATGTTTAACCCTTAAAGAACTAGTAGCAATTACAAATGTAATTGTTGATTATGTTGAAATGGGGTATTCATCAGAAATTGGTAAAAGATTAGATACTATTGAAGAACATTTGGAATCAAAAAAATAAGTGTGGTGTTTCGTAGAAATCGGGTGTAGTATTTATTACTATACCCTTTTTTTATGAAAAAATGTAGAACCTGTAATATTGAAAAAGATTTTGATGAATTCCATAGGAAGCAAGGTCATAGAGATGGATACTCAAATAAATGTAAGGAGTGCGTAAGCCTCTATGCCAAGAACTTTAAGAACGGAGTTAAACTTGGAAAGCCAGATAGATTTAAGATTGCTCGTGATGTTAGAGACCGAAGAATAGTTGATGAAACCCAATTTTCATTAGATGTAATAAAATTACTTGGATACAAACTTGAAGGTGAGTTTAGTGTTCACGAGCAGTTCCTTATGAGGCACAATCTTATTTAAGAGTTTGTGGTGTGACCATACCAAGTTGGAAAAGGACTACCCGCACATAACGGTCCCATAGCGTTATTACAATTACCATTAGTTGCTCTCCATTTACTACTCCAAGCAAATGCTGATGTTGGAACTGTAATTGGTGATTGGAATGGTGTCGCAGGGATTGGAGGTAATTGTCCCGAGTTCAAGTTACCTGATGTATATTCAGGATACAATCCACTTCTAAATATTAAATGTCTTCTTAATAAATTGTCGTTAAACTCTGCCTGTTGTTTGGAATTTGATTTAAGATACTGAAATGTTCTATGGTCAATCTTTTCACCTTGCTCACTTCTGTTTGATACTAAACCAACAGAAATCCATTTAACATAGAAATTATCCATACCAAGATAATATGAATAAGTAACCAACATCGGTTGAATATAGGTATCCAATAAGTTCTTATAGATAGCATAACCTGGTTGTAAGATATCACCAGTATCAACCAAACGCAACATCTCTTCATACAAATTTGTTCCCAAACTTTCTTGTAGAAATATTGCTTGAGCCTGTAATATACAAAATCTTAACTCATCTGACTGAACAGATTCATTTATCGCAGTATAAGTTTTTAATGTGTTCTCCGAAATTAATAATACCTTATTCATTATAATATTTGGTTTTGTTCTATCACTAAACTTATTTCTTGGTCAGGATAGATAAGTTGAATAACTGGTTTCAATTCTCTATTGATAAAGTTTTGTAATGGTTTAATTGATGTATTCATAAATAACTTATATGTTGTTTCCAATTGGTCTGCTGATGATGTAAAACCACCAGGATTTGGTAATCCAATTAACGAACCATCAATAATTTTATGACCAGCCAATATCTGTTTTTGAACCAATTCAAATATCCCTGAAAAATAACCTGTTTCTACTGTTGATGCGATTTGAGTAATGTCTGGCTTTTGTTCTGACTCACCATAAGATACAATAACACGACCACTATTTTCAGCACCAGCATAACGACTTTCTATTCCTTGAAGGATTTGATTCTGTTCGTTCTGTGAATCAGGAGCAGGAACATTAAAGTGAACCCATAATGATGGGTTAAGTCCATTCTGAATATGGCTTAAATTATAAACAGTAATTTCGTGGTTCAATCTTACATCGTTGATTACTGATAACCAATCAGGAACTCCATAATAATCATAACCTGATTGATAATTCTTAATATGAATAATCTGTCTGTCTGTAAAGTTTAATGGGTTGAACTCACTGAACTCAACCATACCTGCTTTTCTCCAATTTGCCCAGTCACGACAATAAAGATATTTGGTAACATCACCACCCATTTCTTCGGGTTTGTGTAACCTGATATATCTTGATGGGATTAAATACATACCTGCTAATCCTTGGCTTCTATCCTGTTTCCACACTACTTCCAAAAACACATTTCCAGTCGTTATAAACTCATAGAATATTTTCTTGGATATATCGTTAAGATTTTCTTTTAAGTTAATCTTATAGTCCGTAATGTATCCCATACCAACAGCATTATCTACCTTGCTTCTAACACAAGCGTTTTGTATTGGTGAGGCATCGTTTAATAGATATAATTCATTAACGAATTGGTTATCCATACCCCAACTAATAAATGGCACATTCTTACTTATCACCTCACTAAAAGATGATAATGTTGCTTTGTTGAATTTTAAGTTTTCTATTTTAATCATTATCCGTTGTATACTTTAAATATATTTGTGTTTCCGCTATATGAAACTATTTCATTTTGTGGTGAACCAGAGTAATTTACTGTTGCTGTTCCTTCATATACCACATCATAAGACAACATAGGGTTTAAGTTTGTAGTAGAACACTGCTCATATATCTTAACAAAATACTGACCAGGAATCAAGTGTATATTTACCGTGTTAGCAGATGTTGATGCTGTAAATACTTCAGGTGAGGTATCTATAACATTCATTGTAAATAAATCATATGAAGGAGCATAATCAACTGAAGGGACAATTCTAAATGGAATAAACTTCCAATTCTCCTTTGTTAATTTGTGCGTCATTGACCACAAGTAAGTAACATTACCTGTTAGGGTTTTGTTTCTTGAACAAGTGGCAACCACCTCATTAAATGTTCCTGACTCTATCTGAACCATATTATTTTATTTATATTTGTTAATAAAAGTTCCTACCTAATGATGTTTGGAATGTGTTTATAATAGTATCAAAAGTTGTAACTTGTGCTGGTGTTAAATACTTTGTTATAAAGAAACTTTGTATCCTTCCTGTAAAAGGATTATAAGCAGAATTATTTAAGTTAGCGGTAAATAGATAATTTGTTACGGTTGGTAATGCTACTGTTCCAATAGCACTTACAGCGGTAGAACTAACACCATTTCTTGCTAAATTCTTTAAGTTTGATGAATTAAATGTTCCTATCCAAGAACCTTGAGCAGAAGCAGTAGCAATCATACTAACAAAACTATTAGTATATCCATATACGGTCATATTATTACCTCCAACAAAATAATGGTTAATTACACGAACACCACCAGATGTGCTTATTGCTCCAAATGAATATGTTTCACCACCCATATTACCTGCGGTATGATATATTCCCCACGATGTATTTGTTGCTGATGCTTCTACACTTGGATTATAGTTTGTGTTTCCATAACCATTACTATTATTGGTTACACCAGAAGTATTAAATGTTAAGTTAGCAACATTACTCCAAGTAATATCAAATTGACTCTTTGTTCTTTTAGCGTTTAATGCTGTTGATGCCGCTGTTTGACCAACCATTAGATATAAAACATCAATATCATTATACAAACTATTTGATTTTAATTGAGTGAATAATGTATTGGTTGCCGCTGATATTGTAGGACTTAATGTTCCACCAGTAAGTAATACTGCTGATAAATAAGCCGCAGCATCAGCATCAAATGATGGAGTAGTTGTTGGAGTAGGGGTCGGTGTTTTAGTAGTTGTTGGTGTCGGTGTTACATAACCTGGACAATCAGGGTATGATATTGTTGCCGCACCAAAATCTCCAGTTGCTGAAGGTGGATATTGTTGTCCATTATAAGTAAATCCACCACTCCAAGAATCAGAACTAACAACACTATTTTGTCCTATACCACAAGTTTTTGCTCCGAACTGATTAGTTATAAACCACTGATTATTTAATTGACTATAAATAATTAATCCATATCCAGTTGTCTGAACCCAAGCAGTATAACTTACACCACTTAATGTAGAACAAGTTATATTAAAGATTGTTCCACCCGTTAAGTTATAATTAAGATAAGCAGGACCTCCATTATTAACTTGAATATATGTTCCACTAAAACCACTCATATCAGGTGCTCCGTCCCAAGCAACATTAAGTGTATCACATATAGGATTAGTTGGAGTCACAGTTGGAGTTACTGTTGGTGTCGGAGTATTAGTTGGGGTTTTTGTTGGTGTCGCTGTTTGTGTAGCAGTAACACTAGGTGTAGGTGTCTGTGTTGATGTTGGTGTAATACTTGGAGTAACAGTATTGGTAGGAGTAACAGTATTGGTAGGCGTAGTAGTAGGTGTTCCTGTTTGTGTAGGAGTAGCAGTTAAAGTTGTTGTAGGAGTATTAGTCGGAGTTACGGTCGGTGTAGTCGTTTGAGTATTGGTAGGCGTAACCGTTGGAGTTCCAGTATTAGTAGGAGTAGCAGTTATTGTTGTCGTAGGCGTATTTGTAGGGGTGCTGGTTGGGGTTTCTGTTTGAGTTTGGGTAGGAGTCACACTTGGAGTAATACTCGGTGTAGGGGTCGGTGTTGGCGTAATACAATTTGTTGAACAAGGACCATAAGGTCCAGCAATACCATCTTTGGCAAATCTATTATCATAACAGATAGATAAACCCATAGTAGTTCCTGATACATAAGTTCCACAACAATCAGTATAAAACCATAATGTAAAATCTGTAAGACCAGACATACAATAGTTCGGCGTAGGAGTAGGACTTGGAAATGGAATAAATTCTAATACGATATCATCTATGGCTCTTTGTTCCCCTAAATAATAACTAAACTTTTTTCTATAAAATACTTCAGGCATTTATTATCGTCTCTACTTTTTTTATGTATTCATTTATATCAACATCACAAGTTGTTGGAAATATAAACTCTTTTGTTCTTGTTATTCTTTTTTGGTCCTTATGATAAATAACATTTAATGTAATAACACAACTGATAAGGTTTAATAAAACACTTTCAACATAATATTCATCAAAGGCAATCCCATCAACCAAATACATATTAGTTTATTGGTTCAAATGGTGGTCTTTCAGGGGCACACCAATCAATTAATGGCATAGATTTAATCCATTCGTGTTCAGGATAAATTGAACTTTCAACTTCTTCTGTTGATATAATCCAATTATTATTACAATCTAATACTGGATTAAAATACCAATTTGGTTGAACTAATTGTCCAACTAAACTATTTTTTTCTGGTTCTGTTAATAATACTACTTTCATATCTTTTTAATATACATTTCTTCCTAATGATGTTTGGAATGTGTTTATAATTGTTGATAATGCCACGGCTTCAGTATCGTTAAATCCTTTTCCTATAATATCAAATTGATGTCTTCTTGAGCTATATTGAACTAATGTTGCTCCATCAACAGGGAATTGGAACTTATCCGATGGTAATGTGCTAGTATTAGTAGCAGTTTTTGTTGATAATTTAACTCCTTTATTCCAAACATTAAATACAGTTGATGATGTTCTATTATTTCCAAAGAATCCTAATGCTGTTGGAATTGTCGCAGAAGGTATAATGATTCTACTAGTGCTATTACAATTATCAAAATAAGTGCCCGTATCACCCGCTGTATTAGTTCCACCAACCATAGTTAATAATTTATTAGTGGCACTATAATCATTTGTTCCAATTTCAGCCTGATATGCTATTACTGCCGGATTAGTTCCTACATAAGTCCACATACTATTATCGTTTAATGTTACACCTGTATTAGCAAACATATTATTTGTTGCCCAACCTGATGTTCCATTAGGTGTAGCACCTGATGCGTTAAAAGTCCAACCACCATTATAAGTCATATTATATGCTGTTTGTAATTTTCCTTCAATAAGACAAGAAGCAGCAACACCTCCAATATATGGATACATCGTAATAATTTTATCATATAAACCATTACTAACTAATGATGTAAATAATGTTACAGTCGCTGCTGAAACAGTAGATGTTACACCAGTTCCTCCAGCAGCAACAACAGCAGATAAATAAGCATTTGCTTCAGTTGTTCCACTTGGTAATGGTGTAGAACTTGGTGTTGGAGTATTTGTTGGAGTAACAGTAGGTGTCGGTGTTAATGTATTCGTTGGAGTTACAGTAGTAGTGGGTGTAATACTAGGAGTTGGAGTATTTGTATTTGTTGGTGTAGGACTTGGAACAATAGGTTCTTCTTGTGGGACATTCATTATTACTTGCCACACATTACCCTTATGTAGTTTTTCACCCAAAGGTTTCATCAATTCTTCAATAGATTGATTGATTGGTTGTCTTTTAGCAGGACTACCAGGTCTCCAATTTTTACCTCCCCATTTAATCATATAATACTTTTTTTTGGCTAATAAAAGGGGAGCATTTAACTCCCCCTTTAAGTTTAATTATTAAGATTGGAATGTAAAACCACCCGCAGTGAATACCGCTGCGATAGTAGTAGTTACATCTACTTCTCTAATTGATGTAGGTTCACCACCAGAAATAGTAAGAGCAGATGCTCCATTTAAATCTGTGTAAGCCATACCAGTTTGTAATGAACTAGCAGAAACAATTCCTCCATTATCAAGGAACACTAACCAGTAACGGTTGTTGTTGTCTTCTACAAGAGCATATACTTCGTTTTGTGAAACTAAATCCACCACAACATCTCGTAATGTTGTGTCTAATTTCGGTAAGTTCAGAACCAATTCAGGTTGGAATGTTACCGACTGTGATGTAGTATTTACACCCAAGTTTTCTGTTAATGAAGCAGATTGCTTTGGTAATTGGAATTGAAACCAAGTTCCAGTTCCACCAATAGCAGTTACCATTCCATTTGATGTAGTATAACCAGTGATTTCACTTCCAACTCCTCCCAAGAACCAAGCAGTTTTTAAACCACCTGTAGAACTTGTTCTACAATCTAAAGTGTATCCGGTTTGAATATAACAAGATGCCATAATATATTTTTATTTTAATTTTATTTTTTTATGTGCCTTACGACACTATTGATTACTTACAAAGACAGAAAGATGCCACATCAAAAATACCTAAACCATAAGTAACATGCGCTTGAATTTTAACGATGTCTTCAAATGGGTCATAGATAGATTTAACGGTCATAATTTCGCTGTTCATACCAACCATATAATAGCCAGCAGGTCCTGCGTAATAAGCATTAACACCATCAAGACCAACTGTAGGAATTACTCTTACATTTGAACCTGGTAACATTAATGACCATTCTTCACCACTAGTAGAACCAGCACTATCTAATGTAAATAAATTCACGAATGAACTATTTCTCATAGAAGCAACAAGTGCTCTGTAGTTAGCGTAAGAACAGAAGATAACTAAATCGTCTCTGTGTAATACATTCGCAGGAATGTTTTGGTAGATAGCAGAAAATACATCTAAACCGTTTGATGCTGTAGCAGCAGTGTAAGCGATTTGAGTAGCACCATTACCTGATGTAACTAATTGACCAACACCAGCGAAACAAGCCGAACCATAAGTTCCACCAGTTGTAGTTGTGTTTTGCCATAATTGTTTTTCTACTTGATTAGCAATTCTATTTGAAATATCTGTTAAAATAACTTCTTCAAATGGAACATTTTCTTGAAAGTTAGCATTAGTTAATGACTGACTCAAGTATGTATCGTAGAGACTATAAGGACATAATTGTTGATTCACTTTTTTATTACATAAGTCAACGGTAACCAAGTTCTGAACTGTATCACCTGTTGGGTCAAATCCACAAGATAAATCCTGTAAGATAACATCGTTTGTTACAAAACCTACTTTTTCAGTTGTTCCTTTTAAGTTAGGTCTGATTGTAGCATATTTAGGTAATGTTAATCCTAAAATTGCCTTGATTAACATATCCGAACCATATGAGTTATATGTAGGAAGGTTTGTTAAATCGTAATTGAATGAAAACTTTTTCTTTTCCATAATGTTTATTAATTTTTGTTTTTTTTATTGTTTATTTTCTTAATGATTTAATAAGTTCTAACTTATAATCTTCAAAAGTTTCAGTCATAGTTTTCTTTTCAATTACAGAAAACTTTTCTGGTGATTTCTTAAAACTATTGAAATCATTTTTTAATGCTAATAAATCAGCACTCATTTTTCCTTTCATTGATTCCATTTCCGATTTCATTTTCGTCATTTCCTCAATCATTGGACCTAGTAATCCTAATAATCTGTCTAGTCCATCGTTTTCACTTTCAACTCCTGATGCTGGCTCTTCAGTAATTCCTGATTCAGGACTACCTACTTCTGCCATTTCTTCAGCACTTGATTCAACAGCATCTTCTGCGATGGTGTCACCTGATTCAATTGCGATAATCACTGATTCAGCATCAACGGTTACCTTAAGATTTTCACGAGTTATATGCGAACCAGCGGGTGCCGGTGTAAGTGTTGATTCACCTACAACATACAATACTTGACCAATTTTCAAATCTTCGTCTAGGTTATTAGTTACTTCAGTTCCATCTTCTAATTTTGTTGTATAGAATTTTTCAGCCTTGAATGTAAATTTTAACAATTCTGCGATTTTATCAATTGCTTGTTTTGCGTTCATAATTTAAATTATTTAAATTTATTGTTTATGTATAATAAATATACTTTTGTTTTGTTGTGATATAAAAACACAACTATTTTACTTGGTTCAATATGTTAATAATATCATCAAGTATAATGTCTTCTTGTGTAAAATCTTGTTTGTAGAACTTTAATAAGAACTCACCCTCCACACTGGCACCTTTAACTT